TTAAACCTTACTCAAATACTCATCTTTTACAATAGTCGCAAACTCTGCTTCATCTTGTAAAATTTTTGCTATCTTTGCAACTTGATCTAGCTCTAAGTCTAATCTAAGCTCTGTATTTAAAACAGCGTTAGAAAACAAATCAAAATTATCTTTGTACGGGTTTGCATCTTTAAGTTCTTGGGGCAAACTAACCCAAAGCCCAGCAAATCCTCTTGCCATAAACTGCACTACTTTTTTAAGGTCTGTTAGGTCATCTTCTATATCTTTAATATTTCTGATTTTATTTCTAGCTTTTTGTTTTAACCCTAAGGATAACAATAGCTGTTCTATATCTTCACCTTCCTTTAATTCTCTAAAATTTCCACTTGGTAAGAACCCATTAGGCAGTATTTCTTTACCAATTGGGTTATTATTTTTGTCTAATAAAATATATGTTTTCATTTATTTAATCCTTAAAAGTAAACTACTATTAGCAGTATTACTGCTAATAGCAGAAGAAAAAGAACCACTAATTGAACACAAACGCCCCGAAGCTATATAACATAATCTGTTTAAACTTGAATGCTTAAAAACTACCGAAGTAGTATCTGCAGGCATATATATAGAATAACCATCAGATACTATATATGGAGTGGCGTTATACAAAACAACATTATCCTCTGGGGAATATAGAGTGCGATTAAAAACACCTTGTGTGTTTGAAAAATCAATTTGTGACAAGATGGGAACATTTTTTACATCTAGCACATGGGTTCTGAGCATACCTCCCCATAAAGCAAAAGTATAAAAATACCTATCTGTTAGTAGTGTAGCTATGTTGCTTCCAGAACCAGATACAATATTAGTAGCATACAAAATGGTACCTATAACCCCATTGTTATTTTTGTAAACAATTACCCCTGAATAAGAAGGTTTAGAAGGTGAAACACCTACTCTAATTATATATTTATTATTGATGTTGTAACAAGTGTTATAATTTCCTATTTGTATAGTAGATTTTAAAGTTACTGTATCTTCACCATCTTCTTCATCAATTTTATAAATAAAAGTTTTTTGGTTGTTTGTTATAGCAATCCAATTGTCTCGTACATAAAGCCATGTATATTGGTTTGCAGCACTTGAAGGTATTGAAACTAAAAGTTTTGCTGTACCATTTTCTACCTTGTAAATATTTAACTTATTTGATGTATCTATATAGTAAAAATATATGCAGTTATCATCTACACAAACATTATGAGCAGTCTGTCCACCAGTTAAACCATAAGAATAATTAGGAAGGGATACTGAAGTATTAATGACACTCCCGCTTTTATTTATTTGTGTTATAATAACTACCCCTGAATTATAGTTTAATGATGCAATAAAGCTAGAATTAGCATTTCCATCTATGAATGCTTCATTTATACTTGGATTAAATACTGTATTGGGTTCAGATGACCAATTTAAAGATGTTGAACAGTTTACAACAAAATCAAAATCAAAACTTGAGACTGATTGTTTAACTTTAATAAATTTATCTGGATTATAATTTGAAAATATATCTGAGACAATAATACTTCCTCCTATAGGGACTGTATCTATCTTTAAATCCCCACTGCCTTGTAAATCTACATTATTAACAGTTTTTAAATTAACTCCAGATACTAATTTTTCTTGAAAATTTGTATCAACTTGTGTTTTTGTATATGTTTCAGATTTATCTGCTTTTAAATCTAATAAAGATTTTATTTTCGCTGAACTCCATGTTGTAGCAGTTTGAATTAATGTATCTATTAATGTGCCTATTGGAAGAGTTGCAACTGCTGTGTAAGCTTTTAAAGCCCAGTGTTTTGCAGAGAAATCTCCATTTTCTACTTCTACATCTTCATCTTCATTTGCATATTTTTGTGCTAGATTTTTAAAACCTAATGCTTCATTTCTTAAGCCAAGTACCACATCTGCTATTTCTTCAATATTTGTTTCAATATCTTCTATATTTTGTGTTGCAGAATTTATCTGCTGTATTATTGTATTTAATTCAGGGATTAGTGCTGCTAATTTCAAACTAAGTTCTTTATTTTCCCTAAGCCAAGTTGCAACTGCTGTTGCATAAGCTCTCGCACTTTTATAATTTGGTCTATCGGGGAAAGTAGATAGTGCTGTTATAGTTGTTTGTATATTATCAATCATTGTAGTCCTTTATTAAACTTTTTATTTCTAATGTATAACTTGTATCTTCTGGATCTATAGGTATGTCTAATTCTGTATAAATCCCTAAAATATTAGTTGCATAGATAGTTCTTGCAGGAATAAATACGAAAGGCTTTCCTTGTATTTTAGATAGTTTTCTATCTAACAAATTAAAGTCCATATCGGAATAAACATTTGCAGTGATTGTGTTAAAAGTAAGTGCATTTTTAAAGTTTATATTTCCAAAACTATCTCTATCATCTATATTTATAGTTATTTTTTGTAAAGATAGTTCACCTCTAACTGTAAATCCTAAATCTCTTTGCATTCCCATCGTGCAAAATGCACATTCTGCTATTCCACCTGGATTTTTTATTTTTACTGTTACTGTTGTATCGTAGTAGATAGGTGGGTTTGATGTAAATCTATCTACTATTTGTTGCTGTGTCATAGCTGCTATTACATTGTCTAAAGTAGATTGAGGAATAATAGCAGATAACTTTTGTTGTAGTTCTTGAGGAGAAAACAGATAATCTGCAAAATCTTCTAACTCATCTTCTACTAAATTAAAAGTTTTAGTATAAACTTGTGTATTTGTATCATTATCCACTAAGATAATTTCAACTTCTTTTGCAACAAGTCCAAAGAAGCTTATTGCATCTATATTTGTAGCTTTGAAAGTTACTTCTATACTTTCAGGATTTTTGGTTTTTCCTGAATTTGAATAATCAAACATTTTTAAGAAATTCATAGGTTCAGAATCCCAAATATCTAGATTATTTTTAGGTTCTAATCCTTCAATGTTTGTTACAGTGCAATAGTAATTTTTCCCATCTGCAAGAACTGTACACATCTCACCTTTTGCATATACTTTTGTATTATCATATTCAAGATAATCATCTTTTGCTACATTTGTAGTAAGAGGTATAATAGTTTGTACATCATGTCCTATCATCTTATGCTCCTTGTAAACCTGTAATTAAAGTTTGTTTATTTGTTTTTAGAAGTTTTTTTGTATTTTCTGCATTTGCTGCACTAATTATGTTTAATCTTTGTAGCTCTTTTACAACTTCATCTAAAGCTTTATCATTTTGATTTTGTGTATAGTAGTTAGTAGTTTGGGTTGTAGTTGTTTGACTTATATTATCTGCTAAATATTTTTGTGCATTTTTTACACTATCACTTAACAAAGTTATAGTTTTTAAAGAGTAATCACCTGTGTTTGCTAAGTATCCATTTATGTCAAATCCAACTGCTGCATTTGCAATAGCTTTATATAAATCTTGCGTTGAAACTCTATTACTATTTAGCTCTTCAAGCCAGAAATTCATATCATTGAATTGTGTAAGAGTTCCTCTTCCAAGAACTGTATTAAATGCATCTTCTATTAAAACTGAATAGTTTGTTGCAACTGGAGAGTAAACTGCATCTTGACTAGTTGACTTTCCTAAAAAACTATATGCTAAAGCATCTTTTAAAAGTTGCGTTTGAGAAATATATGTAGCATTTATACTATCTATTTTATTTTGTAAGTTTGTATCTAAAGAAAGAATAGAGCTGTCTATACTTGTTAAATTATTATTTGCATCATTTAACCTATTATCTAAGTCATTTAAACTTGCCGTTTCAGCTTTACCTGCTAGTCCTTTTACTTCATTCGCAAGGGTTTTCATCTTTCTGTTATATTCTTCTTGTGTTGTTGCATTATCTTTTATATATGCTGCATAACTTGTTGCATAAGTATTAAAATCGCTTGTTAAATCTGATATATCAGTTCCTGCTGTAATACCTGCATCAATTTCATTGTAAAGTTTTTGATACTGTGTAATGTTAAAAGAGTCTGCTAAAGATGTTTGTCCTATAATATTTTTATATGTAGAATTTAAAGACTTTGTAGTAGTTTCAAATGCTTTTTTTAGTGTATCTGCTGCTTGTTTTTGTTCTTGTGCAGTTTCTTTTTGCTTTTGTAATCTATCTTTTTCTTCATTCATTGCAGTTGTAGCTCTATTTATTTCAGCTTCTTTTGCAGCAGATAATTGATCAAGTAAATCATTTGCAGATTCTAGTGTTACATCTTCTACTTTTACAGCTCCTAAACTTAGAGTTTTTGGACTTATAATGTTATCTAATTGCGAAATTATAGAGTTATAGTTTTCTATCAAACTCTTATTTGCATTTAGTAGTTCTAGTTCTGCATCTACAAGTCCTAAAGTATCAGTTTTTAGATATATAAATAAAGAATCTAAAGATTCTAAATCTGTAGCTAAAGAGTTAAGACCTATATTTTTTGCAAGTTCATTTGCAAGTGTAAAATCAGATTTAAAACTATCTTCAAAACTTTTAATATTTTCTCTACTTGTAACAAGAGCTTGAGAAACAAGTTCTATACTATCTGCATAATTTATAGCTTCTTCAATACCATTTTCAAAAGTTAATCCAACTCTTTGTCCAAATTCATCAACTTTTGCTATTTGTTCATCTATTAGATTTGTGTTTTTAGATAGTAATAATTCGTAGTTTGAAAGTTGTTTTCCATTTTCATCTAATATTCCCGAAAACTCATATATAAATTTTGAAGATTCATCTATTTTCCCAATAGTATCTTTTATATAATCGCTATAACTTTCACCTTTTTTTAATAAAGAGTTAAAATCTGTAAATGCATTTTTTAGTTTTATATCTGCATAATAAGTTGTGCCTGTAATAGAATCATAACTATCTCTTAAATCATCTGCACTAGATTTTAGCTCACTTACAGAATCAACTACACTAATAGCCCAATCGTTTACATAGCCTTGCATTTCCGTAAAAGTTGCTTGTATTTGTGCTGTAAAAGCTTGTGTTGCTTCAGTTCCCCAGCCTAATTCTTCCGATAATTTTTGCCCAAATGGTCCTGCATATATTTTTCCATTTGCAGAAGCAATATCTGCAATTATAGAGATAAGTTCATCCGCATTTGTTCTAAAGTATGCACTTTTTATTCTAATTCCATTACTATCATTCATTTCATATGGGTTTGTTAGATTTTTATTTGCATAGTAAGATTGTATATCTTCCCATTGTTGCGACTTATTACTAAATGTTGCATTTACATATCCCATTCTAGATATATCATATACATCTTGTACCCATTTATTTTTACTTTGTGTAAATTCTGCTTTTGCTAAATCTACGCTAAGTTTTTGTGCAGAACCATTTTTTTCTATTGCTTCTAAAAGAGCGATTTGCTGGTCTAGTCTGTCAACAACACTTTGGTCTTGTAGTTCTATAGTTTTTGCAGTTGCCATTTCTCCTAAAGAATAAGGGGAAGAGTTTCCACCACTTCCTCCTTTTCCACCCATAGAGGTAAGTTGTGCAATAATAGGCATAACAGCACCTGCAACCATTGCAACAGCTGGAATATTTGCAGGAAATGGTAAAGCCCAAGCAGTTGCAATTGCAGTCCAAGATGAAGCAATACCCAAAGTTGCTTGTAAAGTAGTAAATGCAATAGCACCAGCACTTCCTTTTTCAAAAGCTCCAGCCATAGCACCAGCTAAATTAGCGTAACCAGCCATTTCTGCTTCTTGTTGTTGTACTTTTAACTTAGAGCTATCCATAGTATGCTGGTTAACTGCATCTGCATACTCAATACTATCTGCTCCATATTTTTCTTTATCTTTTGCAAGTTTTGCATCTAGGCTAATTTGTTGTTTTTGTGAAACTAAATTTGCCTTATACATCTTTGTATAAGCCCCTGAGATATTACCTATTGTTCCAGCAATTCCCTCAAAACTATTCCCCCATGCATCTGTGGCATCAAGCAGTTCAAGCTGAGTATCAAGCATGCTTGTTTGAGATTCAAGAGCAGTATCAATATCTTTGATATTATCCTCTGCTTTGATTCTTTCAACTGTTTTTGCATATAGTTCATCTTCTAAAGATAATAATCTTTCTTTTTCTGCAATAGGTCTAGACATATCTTGTATTTCTAAAGCTTTCTGACTATAGGAAATACCTGCAAGTTCAAGCTCTTTTTCTAAAGAGTCACTTTGTAACTGTACTTTTCGTTCATAATAAGATAAATCTTCTTTTGCTGTTGCGATTTGTGTTTTTACATTTAGTTCATCAAGTAACGAACTTTGAGCGGCTAATGCATCTTTTACTTTTACACCATTATTAATCCATTCAACCGTTCCAAGATTTATTTGAAGCAATGCTTTATCATATTCACTCATTCCAATTTGAGCTATATCTATATATGTTTTATTTAGATTTTCAGCAGATTTTATTTGTTCTTGATTTGCTTTGTTTTGTTTCTCATTAAACTCTTTTCGAGCATTTATTTTATATTGAGTTATTTCAGCTTCAGTTGCTCCAGATGCTCTTAATTTTTTTACATTTTCTTCAAGTTCTAAATTGAATTTTGAAAGTTCAGAGCCCATAATTTTTATAATTGCAGAATCATCTCGAAGGGCAGATACTTCATTTATTTGATCTATTAAAACAGTATATCCGTCATAACTTCCTAATAATTCATCTATTGCTGTTTTTTGCTTAGGAATTACATCATTTGCAGTTATTAACATATTGTTATTTAGTTGTGTTAATTGACTTTTTAAATTATTAATTTGTTCATTTATTGCTTTTGTATTTTGGTCTTTATATTTATTCTGTGCAAGACCTGCTTTTCTTTTTTCTAATTCATCAAGCTTTGCTATTATTTCATTAGCACCTAGTTTAGTTGTTTTAAAAGTATTATTAATTGTATCTAATGTTGCAATTGTAAGTGTTGTATCTCCAGCTTTACCTAGAAAATCAAATGCTTTAGATATTGTTTCTATAAGTATTTTATTATTTTCAAAAAACTCTTTAGTTGTTTTGTAATATACAATAATAGATTGAGTATAAGCATCTATATTTAAAGTTGTTCTTTCAATCTTTTTTGCTAATGTATCCGTAATCCCTATTGTATCATCAATATCTTTTATAGCCAAACTAAATTGGGTTGACATATTAGTTACTGCTTTTCCAACAGTTACTGGCATTGTTAAAAAATCTCTATCTATATCTGCTTTTACTTTTAATAAAGCATTACCTACTTTTACAGCTGTTAATTCTCCATTTTCAGCCAATTTTTTTAATGCAGTTTGAGGAACACCCAAGCCTTTTGCTAAGTATTGCATAAGCTTTGGACTAGCCTCTGCAATAGCATTAAACTCTTCTCCACGTAAAATACCAGACCCCATTGACTGTGAGAATTGTAAAATAGCTGAACTTGTTTCTGCTGCTTGTGCACCACCAAGTTGTAATCCTTTAGTAAAACTAGAAGTTATATTATTAACTTGTCCAGTTGTTGCTCCTAATTGTTTAAGAGCTGGATCAAGCTTAGTATATAAAGTTGTAGTATCTGAAATAAGTGTATAAGAATCTAAAGAAATTTTTAAAAGTCTTTCTTGTTGAGCTTTATATTCAGATATAGAGTTTGTAGCTAGTTTTAATCTTGAATCTAACAAGTGGATGGAATCTGCTTGATTTATAAACATTTTTCCAAAACTAATTGCTCCATCTATAGATACATAAGCTGTACCTAATGCAAGAAGTCTTTTAGTTAAAGAAGAAGTTATAGAGTCAGCTTTATTAAAAGAGTTTGAAACAGTGTTAACTTTATTATTTAAATTATCAAGTTTTGCAGTTTCTGAATCAATTTTAATTCTGATTTTTACATCTTTATCCACTTTTTTTCCTTTTTTTGTTACAATACTTTTATGAAAAATTACTTTGAAAACCCACTTATGATTCCTGTTACTGCACTTATAACTTTTATTGTAATTTGTGTAATACCTTTACTTCTTTTGAGTTTCTAATGAAATATTTTGAAGACCCATCAAAAGCTATAATCACAGCTTTAATACCTCTTGTACTTGTTATTTACTACTTAGTTTCACAAGTAAACTAATTTTTACTATCTAACTTTTTATTCTCAACAAGTAAAAGTCTTTTACATACTTTTAAAGTAAACATAAAATCTAATTTTTCACTCTCAGTTAATTCTTTTATTATCGAAGTATCAAGTTTATAAATAGCTCTACCGAAAGTAGGTTGGATTTCTAGACTCGTGTAAAATATATCTACAGTTATTTGCTCATCCAGTGTGAGCTTAAACTCTTCCATAGTTGCATATTCAGCATTTTCTAAATATGCAACAAGTCTTTCTACTTTTTTTCTTTTGCTTTTATCACACCTAATAAAATTTCATTCATCACAATAGACATAGGAATAAAATGTTTTTTTGCATCTTCTTTTAATCTATCTTTATCAACACCTGAAACAAGCAATTCATATTTTTGTTCAGAAAGTTCTTTGCTATATTCATGTTTTGCAAGTTTTTCAAATTTTGGAGTTAGTTTTTCGATTTTAGAAATAACCTCTCTTTGTTCTCTTAAAACTTCAACTTTTTCTTTTCCCTCAAGATGGGGAATTAAATCTGTATTGTTTGTTTTTTTAGATTCTAATAGATTCAACTCATTAAAAATTTTTGCATAAGCTTCCGAAATTTCTTCATCTTCCTTTGAAAGCGCATCAAACTGTTCTTTTTGCTTTGGATTTGCATATGTAAAATTTACTACATATATTTCATCATCAATACTTACTTCAATATTGTCAAATTTTGTTTTCATCTATACTCCTTACGCATCAACTAAAGTAAATAAATCTTCGTTTGCTTTTTTAAGGCATTTACCTTTTAAGCTCATCTTCGCAAAATCACTCCCAGATACTGCAAAATCACCATCAAAACTTAAATTAATAGATGGAATCACTAAAATCTGAGCTTTATCAGTTGCTAAATTTACACCATCAACTACAACTTTTCCAAAGTTATTTTTCTTTGCTTCAGGAGATAGTTTTTTAACTGTTGCATTGTAGAATCTAGTTGCACATTTTGCTACATCAAATTCACCAGCTGCAATCTCTTCAGTTGCTACATAAATTTTAGTTCCTGTATCATCTAAGATTAACTCTCCAATTCCCCTTGCTGCTGTATTAGCGGCAATTGTTTTTCCTGTAATAAACATATCACCTGCAGCATATGTTTTTTCTTCAACTAAACCTTTAAATGCTAAAGCTAAATTTGTAAGACTTAAATCACCAATTTCTGTTGTGAACTCATAAGTTGCTTTTGTATCGATTTCTACAACTGTCTCTTCCATATTTTCATCATTGCTTAATAGCTCTTTTTTATCACTACTTCTCGCTAAAGATGCACTTTGTTGATAACCTAAAACGATTCCATCACTCGAACCAACTGGGAAAAATGTAATTGTTGCTGTACTTAATCTTGCTACTTTTTCTGTTGCCATTTTTTTTCCTTATTTACTTAATTTGTCTAAATATTTAGGAACAAACTGCTCCACAAAAACTATTGCTTTAGTTCCCATATGTGAAGATATTCCTACCAATCCTGCTGTTAGAAGTTCATTTAATCCAACACCTTTACAAAGTAAATATGTAACAACTCCCACAAAACCTGCAATAACCATATCTCCAATAAATGCAGATAGACTAAATCCTGTAATCGTTCCATTGTTCTTTTTTCTTATATAAGAAGTTACACCACCTAAGAAAGATAAAAACCCAACATAAAGAATAATCCACATATATTTCGTAAAAAATGCTGTTATAACTTCCACTTCTAACCCCTACTTAAAATTTAAAATCTATAAAAACAAACTATTTTGTTTGTTTTAAAACTACAAGTTCACTCTTTTGCTTCAAGTGTTAAACTTTTTAGTTCTTGCCAATTTTCCTTCACAAACTCATTTTTTTCTTTTAAACCTAATTTATCCCTTGTATCTTGAGGAACAAAAGTTTTAACTCCGATTTCGCCAACTTTATAAGTAGCTTCTAAAGTTTTTGTACCTTGTTCGCTACATCCTGCAAATATTGCTATTGCAAAAATAGTAATTGTCATTAAAATTAATTTTTTCATCTAGTTTCTCCCCTAAAAGTAATAACCTTTTCATTAGATACATTTTTCCCTACAGAGAAAGATTTATCACCAAACTTAGCTACAGCAATAAAGTATTTAGTAGCTCTTAAAAGTCTAGGAATAGTTAATATTCCACCTGTATTTAAAATTAAAGCAACCATGTTATATAAGAACATACAATCAGCAAAAACTTTATCAGTTTGAGTCAATCCATGTTTGTACATATAATCATGTACACAACAGCAATTATCTTTTATATTCAAACCATATAAAGTGTTAGGAACTAACCTTCCACTTAAATCCAACTCACTTCCACAACCATTACAATCTTCTTTGATTGCTTTTTCTTTATTTTTCCACCATTGTTTTGGCGCATAAAAGGGTAGGTTCATGTTTTTACAATTCCTGTAATAAAATAATCTTCTTTAAGAGTGTTGTTATCAATAAAAAAGTTGCTTTTAATATCAGTAATATCAGGCTCTTTAACCAATAATTTTGATAAAGAATCAAATAGTTCTTCATCTTTTGCATCAACCTTTTTAACTGTTAATGCAAATGTAATTTTTTTAGTTAACCTTGTTTCTATAGCTCTTCTAAATACAATTAATTTAAAATCATTTGTAAATGTTTTTACAATAACTTCTATTGCATCTTGAAAATCATTGAGATTCATACTATATCCCATGCAATACCATCCTTATCTTCTATATTTACTTTAGACAAAGCGGTTTCTGCTCTATCTAACCAAATTTGTTGAAAACTCTTAATATCTTTAAAACTAGATATTGATTCCGCATACTCTTGAACTCTATTTTGCATATCAACCCAAAGTAAAGGAGCAAGATAATAAATAGTTTTACTACCTACTACCTCTAGCTCTTGGTCTTCATCTTCAAACTCTATATTTTTATAATCTTTTATTGCTCTATTTAGATGAGCTTGTATCTTTTCATCTTCTAAAGAGATAGGAAATAAAGTTTTAAGAATTTGAATAGTTATCATTTTTTACTCTTAAGCTACATACTCAACAAAAGTTACATACTTATGAATATCGAATTCATAATCAGGATAAACTACAAATTTGTATCTAAGTGCTGACTTTTCATTGTCATACCATCTATTTCTCTCAATTTCTGTTGTAATTCCAAAAACCATATTTTTAGAAATTGTTGCAAGATATTCTCCAGCTTCCATATTAGAATTTGGGTTTAGTTTATAACCTAAAAAAGTATTAATTCCTCCATTAGTTAAAGCTCCAGAGTTGGGATGAGCATCTGCAACTTCAAGTTGATAAGCATCATAATCAGTTGCACTTAAATAAATTTCTGCTTTTCCACCTTTTACATCTTCATGTAAGTTTTGTACAACAACTTTTAATCTTTCAGTTATTGTTTCTGCATTTGTAGTTTTTTTTGTAGTAGAATCACTATCTTTTGCAACTTTTACCCATCCCTTTGCTAATTCAACAAATGGTGCATCCGCTGCTGGATTATCATCAATTCCAGCAATTCCTAAATAATCAAGATCATTTGAAAATGTAATTGAAAATGATTCAAATTGCTCTTTTTCAAATTCAGGATTATCCTTGTTATTATTTAGTGTACTTTGTAAAATTCTTGCATCCAAAGAAACAGGTTTAGTCATATTTAAAGTACACCCGATTTTTCCAAGTTTTTTCATAGATGCATCAGGAACAGATTCTCCAGGTACATGTCTATTTAAAACACCTTTTCCTAAATCATAAGCAGTTCTTTCTGCTGTTAATTTTTCAGCGATATGCACTGTCACATTTTTTAAAATAGATTGTCTATCCACAATAGCTTTAATAAATGTTCTTGCTTGTTGGGGAGTTAATACTCCATTTAAAGTAACATCCTCTGGTCTTGTGTCCGCTTTTAAAATGCTATTTAAAGTTAAAATATCGTCTAGCATTACATAATTCCTTTTATTGGGTTTGTTTCTTTAATAATCTCTTTTGGATTATTATCTTGTTTACTTTTTTTCAACATTTCCTGCATCTCTTGATTACTCTTTTCCAAAGTTTCATTTTTTGTTTTTAAATCGTTAATCTCTTTTTTTAAAGGTTCAACTGCATCACTTACAGCTTTCTCTATTTCTTCTTTTGGCATTTTCTCTTCATCTCCTTGTTTAGATTTATTTATATCTGTATAAGCACTTCCAGATATATTTATATGTGTAGAACTAAACACTTTTTTAAATGCATCAACTAAATCATTTAAAGAAAAACTTTTATCATCAGCCTTTTGTGTTGGTTCTTTCTCTTCTTTTTTTACTGCAGTTCCAGCCATACTAAGACCTGCAATATCTCCATCTTTTACAGCTTTTTTTAGTTCATCACTTTCTAGCTTAATTGCAACTGCCCAAGAACCAACAGGCTCATCAGGGAAAATTGGATCACCTTCTTTTACTATCCAAGACTCAGCTACAAATGCTTCAACATTTTCAAAAGAGTGTTGTTTATCTACATTTGTAGTATTTCTCTCTTTCATAAAAGAATAAGCAGCTTTTATAATCTCATCAGCACTTGCAAAATCACCATCTGTGTCTTTTTCTTCAGGGGCATAAACAATCCCATAAACGATACCTTTTTCATCATCACTTTTTTTAATCAAAATATCTTTTTCATAAAGAGGCTCTTTATCACTCGATTTATAAATAATCGACTTCTTATTTGCACCTGCTTTTACTAAAGAGATATGTGTTATTGCGATATTTGATAATCGTGGCACTTTTCCTCCTTTTTAAAACTTTTCAAATTCAATGAGGCATTTTATAGGTTTTAAAAATCAAAATCACTCCATATACAAACATATAGAGTGATTGGAAAATTTTTTTATATTAGAATGTGGGAAATTTAAATTACAACCGCTTTATGCCTAAAAATAGGATAGTTGTATATGGTTGTAACGGTTGCAAGGAAAAACACATTGAATGGAATAATTTTAAAAGCAGGTTCACAATCTCAGCAATTAATAGAAGATGATTATATTACCAGTCATGGATATATAGAACCTTTTGTGAATTTTAAACTTTTACGAGAGTTCTATTATTACAATGTATATCATCAACGAAGTATAAAGCTAAAAGCTTCTTTATTATCTCAAGTATTAGAAACTAACTTGGATAAGTTTCTTCCTCCAAAAGAATATGCAAAAGAGTTCCTTTTATCATTTATAACAGATTTAGAACTATATGGAAATAGCTTTTTAGAAAAAGCAGGAACACCCAATAACTTCTATCTTTATAATATTTTAGGCTATCAAGGCAGAATAGATAGAAATAAAGAGATATATCAAATAAATAGCTCTAATCAATGCTCAAAGTTAGAAGGTCATCATCTTAAATATTATTCGCCAATGAGTAAATATTATGGAGAGCCAGATTATCTTACCCAATTAATTTCAATAAAAACTACTAAACAAGCAGACTTATATAACAGCTCTTTTTTTGATAATGGTGCAAAGCCTGGGATGATTGTAAGTTTTGAAAATGCAGCTCCAAGCGATGAGCAAAAAGCAGCAGCTAAAAATTTCTTTGGGAACAATATCAAAGGCGTTAACAATGCCCATAAAAGTATGTTGTTTTGGACGGGAAAAACAAAAGAGGGAGAAAGTCCTGCCAAAATAAATTTTGAAAGACTAGATCAAGTAGAGGATATGAGTTGGGATAGTTTAAAAAAAGTAAATAGAGATGAATTAATAGCAGCTCATGGAGTACCTCCAAGACTTGCAGGAATTATGGCAGCAGGTCAACTTGGAGGTGGAACTGAACTTATAGACCAACTGCACTCTTTTGTACAAACTACTTTAAATCCTAAGATAGATTTAATAGAAGATTTTTTTGCACGAATCGGAATAAAACATAAAGTAAAACCTCTTGATGTTACAAATTTCAAAGATGATACAAATTTAGTAACTTCTCTTGTAGATAGACAAATTATCTCAATACAAGATGCAAAAGAGATTTTAGGGTTAAAGAGTAAATAAAAATGATTATAAAGCCGTTTAAAACCCGTTTAAAAACTTCAAACTATTTTTATTTGATAGATTTATCGAATGAAAGAAAAAAGGCTTATAATGGCTTATAATGATGAAATAAAAAAACAAGCCTTAAATCTTATAAAAGCTGGTGTTCCCATAACAGATGTAGCAAATGATTTAAATATAAATAGAGGTACATTAAATAACTGGGTAAATAAAAGCAAAGATAAAGATGTAAACAAAGAGACTATAGAGAGTTTAGAAAAACAGATATCTACTTTAAGTAAAAGAGCTCCAACAGAAGCAAATAGTAGAAAACTAGCAATGCTTACAAAATCTCTTGAGAGATTAGAAAAGAAATCTAAGAAAATAGATAAAAAAGTAAAACCAAAAATTACATATAGTGCAGATGTAAAAGCTTTAAAAGAAAAGATGTTAGCTGCTGATTATGGACTATATGAATATCAAAGAAATTTTATAAAAGATGAGAGTAGATTTAGACTTTGGTTAAAGAGTAGACAAATCGGTGCTACTTATGGCTGTGCAGGAGAGTGTTTAGTTGATGCAATGAGTGGAATGGATCAACTTATTTTATCAGCTTCAGAAACTCAAGCTTTAAAATGGCATAGTGAGATTTATAAACATGCTGAAAAATTAGGTTTAGCTTTAAGTGGTAGTACAAATGAAATAAAAACTCCAAGTGGAGCAACTATTTATATTTTTGCAAATAACTTTAGAACTATTCAAGGTTTCTCAGGTTCTGTTTGGATGGATGAGTTTGCTTGGTATTTAAATCCAAAAAGAATATGGGAGGCTTTTGTTCCATCAATTACCTCTGTAAAAGCTGGAGAAACTCAAGCAAGAATTACGATACTTTCAACACCATTTGAGCAAGATAGCTTATTTCATAAACTATGTATTGATGAAGTTAAATATTATATGTTTAGCAGACATAAAACAACTATTTATGATGCTGTTAAAGATGGACTTGATGTAGATATAGATATTTTAAAAGATTTATTTGATAGTGATTCATGGGGGATGATGTATGAATGTATCTTTGCAGATGATGAAGCAAGTTTCTTCCCTATATCTCTTATTAAATCTTGTGTTAAAGATTATATGTATTATGCACCAAATGTAAAAAGTATATTATGGTCAGGTTATGATATTGGAAGAACTAAACACTTATCTGTATTAAGTGCATTGGAAAAAGTAGAAGGAAGATATACTTTAGCGATTTTAGATAGTTTTAAAAATGCAACTTTTGAATCTCAAAAAACAGTTATAAGAGAACATTTATCACTATTCCAAAATTCAAATATGAGAATAGATAAAACAGGTATTGGTATGGATTTAGCTGAAGGGTTTGAGAGTAAATATCCTTCTAGGGTTGAGGGTGTAAGTTTTACAGTTAGTTCTAAAGAGTTTATGGTTTTAAATATTAAAAAGATGATGGAAGATAAACTTTTAACTATTCCAAATGACCCAAATCTAATAGCAGATATTCATTCTATAAAAAGAAAAGCAGGAGCTAAAAAAATGACTTACTTTTCAAATGAAGATAAAAATGGACACGCAGATAGATTCTGGTCTCTAGCACTTGCAGCTAAAAAACTGGATGTGCTTGGACGTGGAACAGAGGAAGGAACTGGAAGTGGTGGAGCAGTTATAATGTAAGTTTATTTACTTACATTTCATAAGCAAAATTATTTCTTTTCTAAACTTTTTTTTATATTTTGAAAAACATCTTCACTGATTTTATCTCCTAACTCATTAAGAGCTGAATTAAAGTTGTAATCATCAACTGCATTTTGTAAGTATGGATTAGCTTTAGTTCCTGGATGATTTACTTTTTTTCTTGGACCAAATGGAGTTTTTAAAGCTTTTTTATTTTTGGGTCTTATTTCATGAGGTTTTGTTCCATCATGTACATATCTTGCATAGGGAGCTAGTTTACTATTTCCTATTTCTATCTCAAGATTAGAAATATTATCATCCCAGACTTGAATATCACTTTCTAAATTTCCCGTTTTATATGGTGCTATGTCTTTTGCATCACTTACTATTTCACTTCCAACCCTAAATAAAAAGGCTTCAATATGTTGTTTATCTATATCACTTATCATTTGTTTTCTTCTTTTTTCTTAGAAATCTCTTCTAAAGTTGGAAGTTTATATTCTATGTATTTATTTTGAATATAAATCAAAGCATCTACGATAGTACCTTTAAATTTATAATCATTATACTCATCATAAAAATTACACTCTTCAAGAAATATGGGTAAATCATTTGCTTCTTTTATAGCTTCAGTTCTAGGACAAAAAGGGTCATATAAAGCCATTAGCTTATCACCTTCTTTAACACATATCCCAAAAGTTACAGGAGCTTCCTCTATTGGCTCAAAATCTCTATATGGTCCTTTAAAACCGTTGACATCAAGTTCCCAACCATAATCACTAACTTCTATATTAAAATCTCGTACCATTTTTTAACCCTCTCTTTAATTTCACCTGTATCAACATCTGTTACTCTACCAAGTATTGCATTGTCATTAAAATAACTACTTTCTCTTCTAGTTGGAGGAAAACAAGTTACTAATCTATTTGCTTCATAAACAAGTGTATAGCCATCTTTTGTTAAAGCTACACTTCTTATATGTTCGTTTGGATGCTCTCCAGTTATTCTATGCGGAGCTTTATATTTTATGCTATTCAAAGCTCCTACTAATTGTTTTTCAGTCAAGCCATGTTTATTTTTAATGATTTTATCATAATCTTTTTCTAATACATTTACCTCTATTCCTGTTTTATCAATATGAGTAAGTTTATATTTTTTATCATCTTTTGTATTTCTTATCTTATATTCTTTTCCAGTTGCAGCATCTACTTTTATGTCTTCTCTTATCCAAACTGGTTCTATTTGAGTTCTACATCTTCCATGATATGGAGGCATTCCAACATTAGGAAGTAATACTCCAAAAATAGGTTTACTTTGCCAAGGAGCTGCTTGTTTTTTATCATCTATATTTGTTGCATCTAAAATATTATTTAGCTGCTTTTTTAAATGTTTTGCTGAGATTATCTTACCATTTATCCATCTACAAAAATCAGAAGTTTTATCATCAATTCTAGCTCTTACTTTAAAATATTGAACATCATATTTTAATGATTGATTCAATCTACTTATATTTTGAGATTGAGATATTACATTATCAGCTACAAGTTTAAAATAGTTTTCATCTTTATCAATAATGCCTTGAAAACTTTGCTTAAGAGCTGCACTTAAATCAGCTCTTGGAATGTTACCTTTAAAAGTCTCTTCTATCATATCTTTTAATAAGTTTTGAGTATCGCTATTATATTTATCGCTTGCCCAAAAGAAACCATTTCTCATAGTTTTTATGGCTTTTGTATCTATCTTATCAAATACAACTTTTGTAGTTCCCACACTTGTAGCAGTTGCAATAGAAGAATAAACTTCATCTATATCTTTTGTATCAAACTGAATATTTAAATCTTGTAGTTTTGATTCCACAATACTAAGAAGTTCATCTTTGGGAACTTTGTCATAGTTCTTGTTTATATAAATAAAAAGAGAACTTAAAAAATCTTCAAGTTGCTCTTTTGCTAAGTTTGTTTGAGTTTGAATAAATTCTTCTATTAAATCATTTAAACTCTTCTTTTCGTTCAAATTCGCTTTTATTATCTTGTTTAAAAGTTTCTTTTGCATATTCTCTCCAATAGCTATCAAATTTTATCGCTTCTATCGTGCTAAATGTGTAGCCACATTTTACACATTTACGAAATCTTTCGTTTTGTATACCTGTGCTAGTTCCAATAACTTTCGTTCTACCACAACACTTTGGACACCACATAGCTAAACCTTTAGTTTTTCTAAAGCTATAATCACCTTTGTAGCTTCATGTTTTGTTAAGCTTTCCATTTCTTGCAATTTATGTCTTGTAATTCTCAATATAAAATTTGCTAAAGCTTTTTTGTCTTTATCTCTTGCCTTTTTACTCCATAATTCATATATTTTATGTTCTTGTGCCTCAGTTGCTTTCGCAATAGGAATATCACTTACATTTCTATTGCAAAAATCTAGAAGTAGTTTTAGTTCATCAATTGAGAGCTTTGTTGTACTATCAGCTCCAAAACGACTAAGCATAAACTCTTTTCGCATTTCATCATCCGTAAAAACATTCTTTTTAGATATTTGTATCTTTTTGATAAGGCTTTTTTTGTATTGTTGTTGTGCTTTTGTCATAGTTTTTCCTTTTTCTATACAACCTTTACAACCTATACAACCCCTATATTATAAGCCTTTGTTTGTGGTAGTTGTAGTGGTTGTAGCGGTTGCATTAAATTAAAGTATAAGTTATAGGTTTACCTTTTTTCTCTTGGTATTTACTCCAAAATTTATCAGTAAACTTATCCAAAGTATCTCGTGCTGTTTTATCTGTTTTTTCATATCCGATTTGATTTAAAAGTTCAGTTTGTCCTAATCCATCAGGATTTTTATTTAGAATTTCTTTTGCTTTATTTACAAAGCTTTCTTCATATTCACTCATATTTGAAAAAACTGGATCTATATCTTTTAAGTCTAAAGTTATAGTATCAACTGCAAAGCCACAATCAGATATCGCATCTCTATCATTTTCAACTCTTAAACTCCATTGTAACTCATTTCCTAATCTTACTTTTTGTTTAAATTCATAAACATTATCAGCACTTTTTGCAAATTCACTACTTCCATCTATAACTTTTCCATTTTTTGTTGCATGATGTATTAATAATACAGTTCCACCAGAGTCTCTTATATCTTTCATATTCTGCATAAAAGATTTTGCTTTAGTGTCATTATGAATATTATCAACAAAATCTCTTGTACTATCAATAACAAAAATACAATCTTTATAATTTTGCCCAAAAGCATTTTTAATAATTTCACTCAAGAACCCCTCAGGAGTTAGACCCACTTTACCTTTATTAAAATATTTAATATTTTTATGTTCTTCAATAAGCCAATTAACTCCTCGTTCTTTTAATTGTCTTTTTGGGTTATCAAAATCAATATAATAAATCTTTTTTATTTTTGTTGCTAAAAGTTTACTAACTGCTAACATGAACCAAGTTTTACCTTGACTTGGAGGACCATATATCATAGTAATAGCTTCAGCAACCAAAAAATCTTTTATATAAAATACTGTTTCTTCATCATTTAAATCATTCGGTGTTAAAGCCATATTTTCAAAGCTAAACATTATGCACCTCTTACTTTCTCTAATTTTTCTTTTAACCAATTTTCTAATTTTTCTTTATCTTTAGAACTCACTCTCTCAAGCAAAATATCAAAGTCATGTTTTTGGCTAGTTCTTCCATATCTGAACTCAATGAATAGCACTTTTAAAAGCCATTTATTCAATCTTTCTTTATCATCTGTTTTTACTATTTTGTTAAAATAGTTTTGAAACTCAGGAAACTTATCAAAGCTACTTACATGAACTTGGAAGTTTCTATAAGCTTCATCTAGTTTCTCATCACCTGTATTAACTGTTAGTATGTTCATCAATCGCTCCTAAATTCTTTAAAAACTTATTTTTTATTGAATCTAGTAAACTATCAATACTAGGATATAGTTCAGATTCATCTGCCCATAATGGTGTTTTTCTACCTTCCAATTTTATGTTATATCTAAAAACATTTTTTTCAAAAGTCGCAATTATTTCAATTTTCAATATTTTTGCTTTTACTATCTCTTCTTTATGTAAACCATATACTTCATCCTCTGGGCAATATTTTGTTTCTATTTTCATTTTCACTCCTCCTAATAATCTCAATAGAACAGCTCGTAAGCTGCTCTATGAAACTACTTTCCTAATTTATTAAACTCTTCAAAAAACTCTAATGCAGTTTCGATAGCTACTTCTTTAGTCATATGTCCATCGGTATAGTATTTTTTTTCATAGCTACTTTTATACCCTGTATATATTTCCACACTCCACTCTGTCATTTTTTGCCAAGTTAAACTAATATTCCAATCTCTATTTTGACAATTTGCTATTAATTGTACAAATGCAGGATAGGGCTCTTTTATCTCTTCTAAATACCCTGCCATATCTTTAGATTTAACTTTTATTAGATCTATTATTCCATTAGCTTTTAAATATACTCCATCATTATGGATGTAATTTCCAACTCTTAGAATATCTCCTATTTCAAAGTCAACAATACCTTTTGTAAATTCTTTTATAACTTTTACTTTTGTTCCAACTTGCATTATCTCATCAACCTTCTATTAAAAAATCTTCTTATTACATAGCCTCGTGTATAACTAAGGCAAAACATAACTGTAACTATGATAATACTTCGTGCTTCAAAGCTTAAATGCTCTATTAAAGGGAGCATTACTCGCATAGCTATTAAACCTACAAGTACTCCTAAAACATTGTTTAGAAGTACTTCTTTGTGTGTGTCTTTTTTAGATTGCATTCATCACCTCATTTCGACGAATCAATATTTTATTTTTAAATTGATTTATAAAATTTTTGATATAATTTTGTAATAAGGTGGCAGTTTCCCCTTTGGCTGCAGCCATTGAGCTAGGATGAGAGTCACCTTATTTTTTTATCTACTTAAATTAATTAATTCCCCCCTCATTTCAACGAGTAATCTTTTACAACAGTAAAACCATTGTCTTTTAACTCTTGTATGGCTTCTTGCTCTTTTTCTTCATATTTTTTATTCTCGTCAGATTGGGGTATCATTCTCTACCATCCGACACATATCCAAAAGCTTTATAATTCACTGCAAGTTCTTCATTACTATCATTTCCTGCATAATCTCTAAATCCTTCAGATATTCCATTTTTATGTATCTCTTTAGCAAGACTAATGTCAGAATCTAAAAAACTATTAGTTTCTTTACTATCAAGCCAATCAACAGCTTGATTTAAAACCTCTTCAGCTGTATCACCTGTAAAATCTTTAGCTCCATCAAGGACAAGTCTATACTTGCCCTTTTTGCATTGCAAATCAAAGATATTGCAATCTGCTTTCAAAATATCAAATAGTGCTTCTAGCATCTTAAACCCTTTCCAACCAACCAACAAAGTTCATTTCTTGCTCAGGATTTTTCAAGATAATCTCAACATATCTTTTATACTGCTCACCATTTAAAGCTTTTAATAGCTTTGGTTTTTCACCTCTTTTAAGAACTATTTCTAAGACATTTAAAGTTACTGCACCAATCCAACCATCAACTAATAAATCTTTATAAATTCTTTGATTCCTATTCATGTGATTTAAAGCAGTTTGTAAAAACTTCCCAGCAATTTCTTGACCCATATTTACACTTGTATCAAACAGCTCAATTGCAATCTCTTTATCTTTGATATTTGATAAAGTTAAAAGGTCACAATTCCAAAAGTCATAGAAATAGATAGTTTTTGCTTTTTCCAAAGTAAGATTTGGAATATCAAGCTCAGGATAAGTTCTTTTACTTATCCCAAACTTTGTCTCTCCTCCGTTGTCATATTTTGAATTAACATAACCTTTCTCAATCCCAATAACTGCTACAAATGCCTCTTCAAAATATCCCATTCCATTTGGTTTTGCACTCATTGTTACTCTCCTTCTACTTTTATCTTTGGTGCTGGTATTTCAAGACCTGCTAAATCTAAAACTATATGCTCTATTGCTCCATCTACTTCATTACTTGGTCTATGTTTAAATCTAATATATGATTTTGTTCCAGCTATCTCTGTTGCATCATCAATCATACTCATAGCTTCTTTCCATAAGTCATGAGTTATTGGATAAGATTTTAAAGATAGAATTTGTTTAGCATCGACCTTTCCATTTTTAACATCAAATACTCTAGTTATTAAAGTTTGTATCTCTGCATCAGCTCCATTTGTTTTAAGAGTTAAATACTCATCAATCTTTTCTTTTGCAAGACTAAGCTTTTGGTCAAAAGATATAAGTTTTGCAACTTGAATTTCAACTACTTTTGTTCCATCAAAAGACTTTAAAGTTACAGTTCCACTCTTTGAAGTAATTCTCTCCATGTTATATTTTTGTCTAAGTAAATCCACAAAGCCATAAGCTACTCTATAAGCTTCTATTTTAAACTCTAACATAGAGTTTTGTAGTGTCAATGCACCATCTATTAGTTTTTCTACAACTTCATCTTCAAGTTGTTTATCAATGCTCACCATATCTGGATGGATAAACTCACCATCTTTTTTTCGCCAATGCTTTTTATCATTTAAAAAAGGCATATATTCTCCTTATAATTTATTTTTTGAGTACTCAATAAAGCTATCTTTTTCTAAGATAGCTCTATGAATGCTCTTCATATTCATCTCCAGCAAGTGGATATTCTTTAGAACTTTTTTCATTTGCTTTTTGTGTAAGTAGCCTTATGTTTTCTCTTTGATCTACAATACTTAAACCCATAAAAACGCTAAAGTTCTACATATATATTCAGCTTTTTCTTCATCTACTTGTATTCCAACCTCTCCATGTTTTACAATAAACATCTTTTTATCTTCAACATTCACCCTTTTTACACGAATTGCACTCATTTCACATCCTCCTTGAAAGGTATTTTGTTTTTATCTTTTCTTTTATTTCCTGCAACCTCTGCAGCAACATAACCACATATAAACCATAAAAAGCAAACCAATAAAATCACTGCTATCTTCATCACAAACACTCCCTAATTTTTTTATAAATTAGGTGTGGAGCAGGGTATTTATTGTGCAAAACCTGATTTATGGTTGTTTTAGATAACTCTAATCTTTTTGCTACATCGCCTTGCGACATTACTTTTAAAGCATTTAGTAGTATTTTTCTAGCTGCAATATCTGTTTTAATTCCTGTTGTTGTACAATAAACTTCTTTGCTGTTTATAATGGGAGCTGTTAAGATATTTTCTTTCGCAAGGAATACAAAAGTTGCTTCAAACAAAACTTTTCTAGCTTTTGTTTCATCAGCTCCTCTTCTTTGTATATATCCAGCAACTTCTAGCGGATAAATTATTGCTCTAATCGTATGCTCTTTAATATCTAGGATACTTTGCATATCTTTTACTTTAAAAAGTTTGTTACGTCGCATATAGTCCCATACTCTTTGTTTTACACTTCTTTTCCCTGCAAAAGTTGTTTTTGCAATTCTTTTTCTAGGTTTTCGTTTTTTCTCTTCCATTACTCAACTCCTAAATCCTTGTAAGTTCGTAAATTCACACTTTCAATATCTTTTAGTAAACAAAGCTCTTCAAGTGCCTCAATCTTTCTTTTTATTTGTCTTAAATTTCCATATTTTTTATCAAAATGTGCTACTAAATCATTTTCGATTTTCACATCAGATAACTCACAAAAGGCTTTTATATCTTCTAAAGTCATTTTTTCAAGCTTATGCAGTCTTAATCGGCTATAATAGTGTCCATATTTAGCCCATTTAACAGCACTTTGCTCCATACCTATAAAGATAATTACGCAAGAGGTTTGGTCTGTTAAATCTCTAAATACTTCTAGAAGTTCGTGTTTTGCGCCAGTCAGAAGTTTATCAACTTCATCAACTATCATTATTCTGTCTTCAAGTCTTAGTCTCTCTTTTATTTGCTCACTTGTCTCTGTTATTTTTCCACTATCAACGCCAAGCTCAACGCCAATTTTTTTAATCAAGAAACTTTTAGTCCAAACTTCCTCAGCTCTTAAAAAGATTATATTTTTAGGTTCATTTGCTGCTATTTTTTCAATAGTCCAAGTCTTACCAATCCCAAAACCACCATGTAAAAGAGCCATTCTTGCACTATTAAACTCTTCAATCTCTTCATTTTTAAGAGCATCTAACACCTCTCTTACTTTCTTAAAATTTGCTGTTTCTATAAAACCATGTTTCATTATGCCAATCTCCTTTTTTCATATTTTTCAAAAGCTCTTTTGTAGCTATCAGGCTTAAGCTCTTTTAATTTTTTATCTTTATCGTTCCACTCATTTTTCTCTAAGCACCATAAAAATCTATCTTCATAGGTTTCAAACTCAGGTCTTCCGCCCTCAAGTACTTTTTTAGGTTTACCATCTTCATCTTTGTTTTTAAAGTCATAGTGTTTGCTTGTTTCAAGTTCTGCTTTATCTTGCTCTTGTAGTTTATGCGACTCATTTAGTAGCATAGTTGTTACCGTAGTTCGTTTTGTTGTTGCAAGGGTATAACTTATTTCATATTTTTCTTTTGCTTTTATCACATCAATCAAAGTAGGGTCATCTGCTTCCTCAGCCATCTTAATAGCCTTATTAAACTGTTGTACTATTTTGTTTTGTTGTTTTCTAGCACTTGCAGCAGTTTCTCTACTTATTCCGTAGTACTCTAAATCTATTGCTTTACAAATAAGCTGCATAGTTTCAGGATCATAAGCTATTACTTCACCTAAGTTATCATTTGTCATAACTTTTACAGTTTTACCCATATAGTTAAATAACTCATCATGCCAATAGGTACAGTTATCCATCCTAATACCTTTTTTACCAACCTTTGCCTCATAACTTTTTCCAAGCAACAGATCAAGCATTCTCTCATCGCCTATACTTTGCACAGGTGTAGAATAAGAGTTCCAAGCATTAATCGGAGATTTATTTAATCCACCATGTTCTTTTTGTTCATATAATCTCTCAGTCCAAAGATCTATTATCTCTTGTAACTCATCTTTATATAAAGCTATATTTATATCTATTCCTATATTCTCTTTTTTTATCCTCCAAAGTTCCCTAAAAGCATCCTCTTCATCTTTGTTTTTTATCTCTTCATTTGCCTTTTTTATAGACATAATCTTATGTGCAAAACTCTCTCTAGCTTTTATTTCGCTATTCATTGCAACATTGTGTCCTATAAAAGCAGGTATGTATCTAAACAATCCCCTTGCTAGTGTTCCAAACATCCTTTCAATAAAAGGTTTTTTATCCCCACTAAAAGGAGGTGTTGTATGCACCATAATCTCAAGATTTGCACAAACACTTGCGAAATGATTAGAAATAAACTCTTTTCCATTATCTATTACTATATTTTCAGGTATTCCAAACTTCAAAATCCCAGCTCTTAAAAGTCTTGTTACAGCAAAAACACTATTCGAATCTTCAACTTTAAATATAGGTCTTCTAGTTGCTATATCAATAAGTCCTAAAATCGTATATCTTTTCCCATCTTTACATATAACATCAGCAGGTGTTGCATCAAACTCCCAGAAATGGTTTCTATAAAGTGCTTTTTCACTCTCATTTCCTAATGCAATAAGGAAGTAGTTCTTCCACTTATCAGGACTTTTAGAAAACATAAACAGCTGTGGATTTGCTTTTTTCCATCTTTTATAAAAATTGTTTAATGCATCATAAGAGGGCATAGTAGAACCAAAATGACTACACATAAGAAGATGAATAGTTCTTATAATCGGATGCGATTGTTTTAAAAAGTATCTCTCTGCCATTTGCTGTTGTTCTATTGTAAGGGCAGTTGTATTTTTCTCTTTTCCTCTTCCATCCACAAAAGCTTCCACTAGATTTTCACCCTTTGCTTTAGCTTCTTTGTATGTTCTTATCCAGTCGTTTAGTTGCTTCAAAGATATATTTCCCAAAATATCAAACTCAATTGAGTTTTTAAGGGTGTTTTCTATAAATTTGCCCTGCGATACACTCATATCTTTTTTAAAGTAGAACTCTATAAATTTAAGCTTTTTTAAGGCTTTTTCTTGCTTTTCAGCACTTGCAAGAAGATATTTTTTTGTAAAAGCTTTAAAATTTGTTTTAGAAATGTTAGTAACTTTTTCTTCCTCTTTTACAACACCAAGTTCAATAAGTTTGTCTTTATACCTTTGTGGTAAATCATCATATTTATAGTGTTTTACGGGTTTTAAGCTAGTATCTAATTTTTTGGATTCAAAGGGGATGTTTTTTAGGGATTTTGAAATGACCTGCTGAGATACACCAAGAATTTCAATCAAATCTTTAGCTGTAAACTCCAT